ACTTTTTTGTCTGCCATTTTTATCTCCTATTAACCCCTTTAGGGGAATGCTACTGTAGCCAGTTGACTACATCACTTTGTTAATATATTTATACAAGGGGCCGAAGCCCCTTGAATTAGTTGTTATTATGCTACTACTGTAATTGTACCTGCAGCTGTTCCTATGCCAGCAGCGTTAGTTATAGTAGATACTGTTGAAGTACCTGCGTCTTTAACTGTACCACCGTTTAGTGCCATTGCGTTTGTACCAATTGAAAGTACATCATCTGCGTTTGTAGCTGCGTTAGCGGCTGCAATTGTACATCTAAATGTAATTTCGTTTGAACCTGTTCCTGATAAGTAGTTCGCCAAGTGTGGACCTCTACCTGAACCAGAACCTTGGTTACCGTTAGTAATAGATACTCTAGGTGTGCCTGTAATATCAACTGCTTCGTTGAATCTTACTAATACATCTATGTTACCACCTGCTGATTTATCAAAAGATGTTGTAACAAATTCGATTTCTGTAATATCGGCTGCACCAACTTTTACTGCTAAACCTCTAAGCGCTACTAGCACTTCGGGTGTAGCACTTGTGTTGTCATTCCCTGATAGAATAGAACCTGCTTCTCTAACCCAACCTTTAGCAGAGGCAAAAACCTCTTTCTTTTCGGCTGTAGTTAAGTTTTTAGGTTTACTCTCGTCAGAGTCAGTTGCTCCCCATAAACTCATAATTTTTCTCCCTTTATAAAGTTATTATTTCGTTATAACGGTACTATTTATAATAGGAGATATTAGAAACCTAGTTTTTTGAGCTGTCTAATTGTGTTGGAAGTAGATGTATGATGAATACCTATACCACCCTTAGCAGTAAATTCTCTTGTATTCTTCTCGTAATCATCTATTAATATGGCAGGACTTCTATATCCTGTTTGTGCATAGTCTTTTTTTTGAAATCGTCTGACTAAATTAATTCTATCGTTTGATATGCCTAAATTTCTTTTTGCCCATAATGTTTTGCCTGGTATACAAGTCGGGTCCCTAACTTCTTCTACATGAGCAGATAAGATATCAGGATTGTATTTTTTAATGAAAGACCAGAGTTCTTTTCCTCCTGACATCCAAGGCATTGTAGACCAAAAATCTCTCTTATCAACTATTGGTTTCCACTTATCTATCTTTGATAATTTCATCCATTGGTTGATTGGTACACCTACAATTTTTTCTGCGTATGTTTTGAAGTCGCAAAGAACACCATCCATATCGCAATATATTTGTGGTAAATTTTTCATAGTGTTTTTTGTCCTTTATACTATTACTATATCATATTACAGGACAAAGGCAATAGCGAACATGTCGCAGCTAAGACTATTTTTCGTAATCTACTTTAGGTTCCATCTCAACTTTAGTAGCTTTTTCACCTGTCATAGTTTGTTTTCTTTTTAAGTCTTTAGGGTCGTCTTTTTTATTAGGTACCATAGTTTCAATACCCTCATCTTTAGCACTATATTTTTTATCTATCTTATTAAAAAATGCTTTCTTTTCTGCTGGTGACATTCCACCAATACCCTTACCGGCTTTTTCTAGTTCTTTTTTAAACATTTTTTGGTAACCTGAATCTTCTTTGTAACTACCTTGTTTAGCTACGATTTCTTCTAGGCTGCCAGGCTTGTGTTTTAAATAGTTTGACATTTTAGTTTCCTTTTACTTTAGCAGCTAAATCTTTATCAGCTCCACCCCATGTTCCAGAGGATTTTGTTACAAATGAATTCACTCTAGCAAAAGCCCATTGTTGCTGTGTAGTACCTGGTCGGTGCCCACCTCTCCAAGCGGCCATGCCTCTATCATAAACTTTCTTTAGAATACCATATGGCATTCCAGATTTTTCAGCTTTATTTTTAAGACCTTTGATTTGTTCGTAAACTTCTCTAGCTGGGTGGTCTTTGTTTTCTTTTTTCATCTTTGATAATTTATCTCCGATTTCGTGTGCCTTCTTGATAGTTTTTTTATCAAGAGGTGGCTCATCATTGTATTTCTTTTTAGCAGTTGCCATACCAATCGCATATGCTTTATCTTTGGCCATCTCTTTGACAACTTCAATAGATTTAGTATCTTTCATATCACCAGTTTTATACCACTTAACAAATTTGTCAGCAGCTGCTTTATCTTTATATTTACCGTGTATTAATTTACCACCATCTTTTTTAGTTATCTGTACAGCAAAGGCTTCAGTCTTCATAGCCTTCTCTAAATCTTTAGCCTGTCCTGCATGTGCTTGACTAGCACCTTTTAATTTAGTAATTATTTTTTTTACTTTAGGTTCATCTTCTTTACCTAAATCTTCTACTATACCTGATAAGAATTTAATATTAGCATGTTTGATTGCCAATTGAGTTGGTATATCCATGTCTTTAATCATTTTCTTAACAGCAGGTGTTACATCACCTGGTTTTTTATTTTGCCATGTCTTCTTAATATTTGCAATTTGAGATGGATTTAATTTAGGTTTTAGATAGTCAACATCTTCTTTCATTTTTTTCATCTTATCTCGTAGATGTTTGTAAGCAACACCAACTTGAAGTAATGGCTCACCTGTTTCTGGATTAACCATTTTTTCAGTTTCTTTTTTGGCAACTTTAGCTTTTTCTGTTTCTGCTTTTACTTTTAAAGATTGTATTTCTGCGTCTTTTTTATCTATCTCAGCTTTTAATTTTTCTTTATCGTCTGTTTTTTCTTTTTTCTCGGCATGTTCAGCGTCACCGTCAGGTGCTACATCAGCCTTTTTCATTTTCTTTTTATCTTCTATATCTTCAACGATATATTCTTCTACTTTAAATTCTTCAGGTACACAATTTGGTACCATTCTATCACCTTTTTTCTTCATGCCTACTTTTTTATAACCTACCCAACAAGCCTCTGTAATAGGGTCAAATGCGTCTTTGTCTTCTTTAACTGGTGGATTATATCTACCCATTTTGTCAATAGTAAAACCTTTTGACCTTAATTTTTGTGCTTTGTTTTGTAAATCTTGTAATGATTTTGCGTCTTCAAAACCTGCATGTTTACCATACTTACTATATGATATCATAAAAGGTTGGATTTTTTCTTCTAGGTCTTCTTTTACTTCACCTAAAATGTTTTTTACCGTAGCAACAGGTAATTTCATTGCCTTTGCAATCTCTTCAGCACTTTTACCTTGACTAAACATTGTGGCAATAGTTTTCATTTTACCTTCTTCTAGGTCAAAATCTTCTTGTGTTACTTCTTCTTTAAAAGGATTGATTGAAGTAACTTTAAACTTCATATTTCTTACTGCAAGTTTACTTCTTGAACCACTTGATACAAAAGGTATATTTTCTTTACCTAATTTTTTTAAGTCGTCTTCTTTAAACTTATCAAGAATATTCATAAGTTGTTTTGCTCTAGCGGCTGAAATTGTTTTACCTTTAAAAGGTGCATATTCTTTTTTAAGAATTGCAATCTGCATATTTGATAGGCCTTCTTCAATGGCCTGACTCATTGTTTTTCTATATCTGCTCATTAGTTATTTACCTTTGCTCCTGCTCTCCATTGATAACATGACCAGTACCTTGCTTTTGTTTTAGGTCCTGGATTATCACAATTGTGCCTAGCTCTAAAGCTTTTTCTTCTAGCTGGGTCATCTCTTTTAATACTTAAACCTGTTGTATCACCAAAAGAAACTTTGATTACTTTACCTGCTTCGTTCTTGACATAAACATAAAACTTCTTACTGCCACCACGAATTGGGTCGTTTAATGTTACTTTTTTACCTTGATATTCTGCCTCGTATATACCTTCTTGTTCATGTTCAAATATACACTCTTCACAAGATTTATCAATGTTTTCGTATTCTTTAAAAGTCTTCATTATAGTTTCTCTATCATTTTGGCAACAACCTCTGACAGCTTTGCCTTCCATTCTTCTTTGTATCTTTCCCTATATTTATTCATTGTAGACTCTGTAGCTGCCCATTCTTTTACATCTTTTTCAGACGGCTTTTCTCGTTCTCTATCCAAGAAACCTTTGACTTTCTTAATAGGATTTTCTTGACCTGGTGTCATATCAATTGTATGTTTTGTATATTCAGGTGTGCCTATTTCGTAAACCTCACCATACATTTTTTTAAATTTAGTAGTATGAATACTTGGTTTAGTCTTAGCACCTTTATCGCCTGGTGCTGGTCTATTGTCATTCTTTGTAGTATCTCTATTCTTAAAGTGGTCTGCTCTCTTATCCTTTGTATCTTTTTTTAAGTCTTTGTAATACTTTTTAGGTTGAGTACCATCTTTTTTCTTTACATCTTTATCTTGTGGTTGTGCGTCCATATCTTCTTGTATTTCAGGCACAGCTTCAAATCCATAATCAACATTTAAATTGACTTCTCTCATATCTGCCTCTCTGTCGGCTGCCACAGGAATACAATCCCATATCCAAGCCTTGTGTAAATTATTATTATTATCTTCTAGTACAATATAGTTTGTACCTTTTCTTTGTACTTTACCTCTAATATCTTCTTTGACATAATCAACTTCATCACCGATATTGAATATTTGGTCTCTGATATAAAGGTCTCTAATTTGTTGTTGTTCAAACTCTTCCATACTTGCGATTGGTTGTGTTTTTTTCATGTAAATATAATTAGCAGCCAATCTCATTCCTTTTCTGACTTGTTTCATAAGTCTATCTGCGTCAACTCCTGACGGCAGTCCTTTTTTAAAACTAGCAAGGTCTCCTTTGGCAGCTGCAGCTCTCATCTTACTTGCACTCATACCTGTAGCGCCTTCAGCATCCGGGTCCCTTTCACCAGCAGATACAACATTTACATTATCAAAGTTATAATAACCATGTCTTGATTTAATGTCGTTGTATTTGTTTATTATTGTTTCAAACTCTCTAACTCTATCACTACCAACAACCATAAAGATTTCTGTAATACCTTGTTTGTATAACTCTGTACAGATATCTAATATCATGTTAGTTGTGTTAATAACTATTTTTCTAGCATGTCTAGGAAACATTTGTTTCATTATTGCTAGTTTATCTCTAGCAGATAGTGGATTCTTTTTAGCGTCTTCACTTCTACTTAAATAAATTCTGTAATCATCAGCACGAACACTTGCAACTTTATTAATAAGTTTTTCGTGACCAATTGTAGGTGGATTAAATCTACCAAATGTAAATGCTAATGACTTTCTTCTAGCCTCATGCATTTCTAAATCATCTATTTCTTTATCAGTTACTTTACCGTCATCTAAAATCTTTTTACATTTCTTATAGAATTTTAGATAGTGGTATTTTTCTAACATTTTATAGATAACTGCTTTTGGTAATCTATTCTTTATACCATATTGTCTTATCTCATCTGGCGACATGTCTTTATCAAATGCAGCTCTTCTTTCTGCGTCAACACCATCACCTATTTTAATTATATCTCTAATACTATCTTCTATCTCATCTAACTTTGTATTAATTTTATCTTGTAAGTTTAATACATCATCATTAGTTAAGCCTTCTAATTCTCTGTAATCTATAACATCTCTTTTTAGTTCACCTTTTACTACATCTATTTCTTGTACTTTCTTTTCAAATTCTTTTACATATAAAGAGGGGTCAAAAGTAAACTCTTCAGGTCTTTTGATAAATTTGTTATCTTCTATATCAAATACTGCGTCTGCCTTTTTCTCTTGGTCGTTATATGTTTTCATATCTGTTATGAAATAAAAATTAATAGGGTGTTTTGTGCCTGGTATTAATTTACCTTGTATGTTATCTGGATTTTTAGCAGACAAATACTTTTGAGATAATCTTAATCTTTCATCTTCTCTTTTTTCTGCTGGTACATCAAACAATACATTAATGTCTAGGTCTGCGTCATCTCTATATCTTTTTGTTAAGATAGAACCTATAAGACCAATCTTCACTACTGGATATTCTGTTTCAAACTCTTCAATCTGTTTATTAATTAATGATTTAACACTATCTTTAATTTTAGGATTATTAGTATCAGCTTCATCAAATACACCTTTAGCGTATGTTCTTCTAGGTATATCTATTACTGCTTCTAAAAAAGTTTTCATCTTCTTTTTAATCTTCTTTCTGTCGCCATCCATCTTTTTGCTGTGTATGACTTAATTTTATTTGTTAGTAATCTTCTAACTGCTTTAGAACATCTATCCATAATTTGTGTTGTCAATTCTCTATCATCTTTACTATTATCAATAATTACCATGTTACCCATACCAAAACTATTTTGAAATTTACCGATATTACCTTGTACAATAGCATGTGATTTTCTTGTAATATATTCTGGTACACTTCTTTCTCTTCTTTTGTTTCTTTCTAACGCAACATCTAAACTTGTATTTACAAATATCATATAACAATCATAACCTAATTGTTGTAGTATTGCTTTTTGATTAGCAATCTTATCATAATCTCTACCAGTACCATCAATAACCATACCTAGTCTACCTTTGATAGATAAGTCCATAGTTTTATCAGTTGTACCTTTTGCTCTTGCTCTTAATATATCTCTAGATTCTGCCTCATCTTCAGGCATTTTTAAAGATAAACCATTTTTTTTCAATGCTCTTTCAAATGCACTATCAGAATTAATCTGTCTTAAACCTGTACCACCAAATGCGTTTCTAGTTACAAATGTTTTACCTGAACCTGGACCACCTGCTAAAAAGAAAGCTTTAAATATATTAGGGTCATATAAACCTTCT